TCGTCCACCTCGGCGGCAGGCGAGTTGGTCCGCAGGAAGCCAGCGAAGTCGGCGGCCGTCTCTGCGGCGGCACATACCGCCTCGGTGTATCGCCGCAGCTGGGCGAACAGACGCAACGCCGGCGCCACCTCGGGAAGCCCGCGATGCTGGCCAGGACGAATGGGGCGGAACCAGTGCACCATCTGCGCCGCCGGAACACGCTGGTATTCCAAAGCGTTGATGCGGAAGTTGGCACCTGGGTGGTAATTCAGCACCCGATACGCCACGACGTTGCCAACGGCGTCAAACTCAAGCCCGTCGACCGTAGACCCGTCAGGCGACACACTCGGCGACACCGGATTGACCGGCTCGCTGACCATCTCGGCCTCCACCAGCCGCAGGTCAAGCTGAACGCCAGGGAGGCGTGGATTGGTGATCATCATGGCGAACGCTTCGCCGTCAGTGACGAGCGATTCGCGCATCGTCCGCAGCTTCGCCGCGAGGTCTACCTGCCAAGACCAGTTGAAAAACGCCTTCTCAACGGCGCGAGCCGACTCGGAACCGTCCATCAATTGCAGCCGCGGCCCGGTGCCGACAAGGTCATTGGCCAGCGTTGCCGACATGCCAGCGAGATAGGAGTTGTTGGCCCGCTCGTACCTGGCACGATTCCGCATCACTCGCCGCTTTTCCGGCGACAGGGCGGTATCGGCGGCGAACGCATCAGCGTTTGCCCAGTGGCGTCGGTCATCCACCGACTCGGCGGCGTCAAACCGGGCTCGGACGTGCAACGGCACAGCCACCGCAGGCGGCTTTGTCTTCGCAAAGAGATTGCCGAACAGTCCCACTACGTCGTCCCTGGCGGGATCAGCTTGTTGAAGCGCAGGCCGCGCCGCGTGTTGCTGCCGCTGTTCGTGGCGGCACTGCGAGCCGACAGGTACTTGTCGGCCTCAATCATCGCGCCGAGATTCTGCGCCTCGACCTCGCCCGCATCCGTGCGGACACGCGCAGGCCCGGAAGCCGTCTCGGCGATCTTTTGGCGCAGTTCGTCGCTCATGCGAGCAACGCTACGTGGAAAACTGGCACTCCGTGACCGGGTATGCCATCAGACCTCCAGCCACTCGCTGCCGTTTCGCTGATACAGCACGACCTCCGCAACGCCTATCCGGCGTGCGATGTCGGCAGTAGTTGGCGAAAAGACCGCCAGTGGTTTGGCGATCTCAATCACGCCAGACGCGACAAGCATGGACGTCAACGCAGTGCCGATGCCGCCGCCGCGATAGCGTTCCTCGACAAACTGCTCGAGCGTCTGCATCTGCCGCCATACGTGCGAACACGCCCAGCCAAGCATCGCGCCGTCGCGGTGCCAGACCGCAAGCGGCGTGCAGCTGCTGCCTTCGCCTTCCAGCACCGCGGCGACCTCTAGCTGAAACTCGCTGCCCGGCTTCGTGAGCCGCGAGCGGATAGCCAGCATGTCCCGCGGGTCCAGCCCGTCCACGTTGGTCAGCGTGATCTGATTCATTTAAGCCGCTTGATCTGAATCACTCGTTTCCCATTCTCGTTCGTCGGGATTGTCACCTTTCGGCGGCTTCTACCACCCGCCTCGGTCGCTACGGGCCTTATGCCTGCGATGCTGGCCGCCACCGCCGAGCCCACCAGGCAGTCGAGCCAGTGGTTTTCCCTGCCGGCCATCTTCCACTCGTCCACGACTCTGCCTTTCGCCTCAACACGCACCGGGTACTCGGCGGTCAGGTGGTCGATCAGCATGTCGTGCCGGCCGGCGTGCAGCGTGATCGCCTCGGGGTCGCCAATCGCCAGACGCAGGCGAGCCGTGACGAACGTCTTCCAGAAGTTCGTGTCGTAGCGGGCCGACCTCTGCCCTGCTGAAATCTGGCCGATTCGCCAGTTCAACCCCACCTTGTCGCCACGACTCTTGCCACCGTCCGTGAGCGGCTGCGATGACGCGCCGACGCCGGCACCGTGGCTCGGTAGCAGGCTGCCAGCAAAGGGCGACCGACGGCAGAACGTCCGCACGGTAGACGTTGACTTGCCCCAGTTGGCGTCAATCATTCCATGCGTGATCCGCATGGCTGTGCCGTCCTCCCGCTTCCACTCCATGCCGAGCAACTGCTGCGTCAACTTCTCCAAGCCAGCAGCAAGCGCCCCCTCAAACCCGGCACCCTTGGCCGCGAGTGCCAATGTCCGTTTCGCTTGGGCAGCCTCAAAGAACGACACGCCTTGGTCTGGGTAGGTGCCATAGGCCAAAACGTGCCCGCCGAAGGACTCGCCCCACGACGCCACAAGCCAATACAGCAACCGCTCCTGCACGTCGATGAACGCTGTGACGGTCTGGTGTGCCAACGGAATGCGGCCACGCTCTAGCGACACGGCACGGGCAGAGAGCTCCCGCTTGTCCAGCTTGTCGGCGGCGATGTCATCCGCCATCGGCTGGTTCTGGAACTCGGCAAAAAACGCTGACTCTCCACGGTCAATCCGCAGGTTCCATGCGTGCTGAATCGCCGACAGTTCGTCCTCGTTTAACCTTTCGGCCCACGCTACGCGGGCACCGGCATCCATCGCGTCACGGTTTGCGGCGTAGAAATTGTCCGCAGCCGCACACCCCTCACCCGATCGCTGGCCCTCACGCCGCAGCTCTGCGTACTGTCCCCACAGATCCTCGGCGGTCGGCCACTCGTAGACGAGCTTTGACCGCTCGCCCTGCCACGCCGGATGCCGCTGTTTGTCGAGCAACTGCTCGGCCAGGTCGTCAGGGCGAATCACCGTGATGGTGCATAGGCCGGAAATCTTTTTGCCAGGCCCGGCCAAACCCAAGATGGCACCCGTCAGCACACGCAGCCGCGTGGCGACCTGCGACGGGCTGGCGGATGACTCGTCTGTCTGCGGATCGTCAATCAGCACAAGCGACGGGCGGACAGTCTTGCCATCGGGCCTTGTGTGCGAGATGCCGCGGATGCGTCCCGTGATGCCCGCGACGCGAACGGCTGCCCCGGCGGACGGCGCTCCCTTGATCCACGGCAGCGTCACCCGGTCGGCAGTCCACGTGAGTTTCGTTTCATCGCCGTTGGACGTCTGCCCGCGTGCTCGAGCCGAGATCCCTTCCAACATCCGTATCGGGTAGCACGCCGCCGGGAAGTCCTCGGCGAGCAGTTCGTTCTGCTCTAGGTGGCTCTTGATGGCGTCCAGCATCTGGCACGAGATCGCCTGGTCGGCACCGATCAGCATGACGAACGGACGATGCCCGTAGAGCAACGCCCAGAGGCAGGCCCAGATGGAGAGCGTCGACTTGCCCGAGCCTCGGGGCATGGCAAACGCAAAGAGCTCGCCGCGCAGCACTGCCGCCTCAATCTTGGCGATAGCCCGCAGATGGTCGTCGGACCAGGCGAGCGGGAACGACTCGGCGGCGTAGGTCTCGCAGAACCGGCGGAAGTCACGCTCGCAGGATTCGCGGCGTTTTGGATCGGCAACCGGCGGCACGTCGCCGATGTCGCGGCCGGCTGCGGATACCCGCTTATTCCACGAGGCGGACTGCGCCTTGCGGCCTGCGTAGGCGTCTTTCGCTGATTGCTTGCCGGCGGGGCGGCGCGAACGCTCACGATTCATATTTTTCTGGCGGATCGCAGGTCCCGCTTCCGTAGGTGCACGGCGGAGGACCCGCAAGGCGCAAAACACGGCGGCACGCACGCCCGCCCTGCGTTTCTAGGCATTTCCGCGCCTCGCGTGCGTTTCGCAATTGTTTTCTAGTGCTTTTCGCACCATGTCGTTTCGGCAGTATCGTCTTGCAACACCTCAACCGACTCGCTGCCAATCCAAGGCAACTTCCATTCAACTCGACCATGCCACACTCGGCGCTCTCTCTCGACACTCTCGCTCCACGTCGCCCTGATCGCAGCCGCACGCTCTGCGATGACTGCCTGTGACGGCTCGTCGTCACTGGATTCGGACTGTTGTTCTTGCTTCCGTGCCATAGCTCTTCTCCACCACCAATCGCCTGACGAGCGTGTCGTCACCCATGACGTCCTGTAGTGCGTCTAGGACAGCCTTGCCCACGTTGTCGACGTCTGGCCGTGGCAGCTGCGGTGCTGTTGGCTTCACGCCCTTCCGTGTCATGTGTGATTTCGGTCTTGCGAACACGGCATCCACGATGACTTCCACAGGCTCGCCTGTTTTCTCCAGCCCAGCCTTGGCAGCCTCCTCGGCAATCGCAGCACGGTAGGCATGGACCGGGTGCTTCGATGGAACGTATGCCCGAGCGAACCCGCCCCGCGTCGAGACTCGCGGCCTCGGCTGCGGGACGGGCTCGCCGGCGACGGTGAACGTCACAGGACGCATGGTCACTCGTACCGCACGACCGCGATCCAGCCGCGACGCGCCGGGCACCACGCGGTGCCGATTTCACGGACGCGACGCTGGCCCCAGAAACACGCCGAGCGGCACGCATGGTCGGGCGACGAGGTGCTGAAGCCCAGCCCCTCGTAGCCGCTTCCACGCCGTCCGCAGTGGACGAACGTGTTGGTAGATGCCAGATGTGCCGCATGGGCATCCGCCGACACGACGGTGACGCTGCGCGGCGTGCTGACGATGACGCTGGCAGGTGCGTCACTGTGAACCACGACACGCTGGGGACGCAGCAGGCTGCATCGTCCGTTGATGCAGACAGTGTCGGCGT